CAAGAATTCCGTAAAACGGATTTTAGCCATTGCAACATAACATGAATAAAATAATCTTTCGAACACTAGTGATATGAATATCCTGTCTATTGCACCATGCTTCAGGCCAACAAGATGCACGCTCATATTAATAAAGGAGAAAAGTCGATGCCTGTTATCTTCTGGGACTTCATATATAAGAACGCTGCCAACAAGACCATAGACGAGGCACAATACAACAGCCTATCTGATGCGGAGCGCCGACAGTGCGCAAAGATTCCGGTGCTGAAGTCTTACAGAGTGTTCAACATCGAACAGACTAACCTCGAGGAAAAACAGCCCGACAAGCTCAATAAGATAAAAGCAATGTTTACCAGCCCGGCTGACACAATGGATGACAAGGGTATGTATTGCAATGACGCAATTGACAAGATGCTTGACACTCAGTCATGGGTTTGCCCTATCAGACATAACAAACCATCGGACAGAGCGTTCTATTCTCCGGCATCTGACTATATCGTCGTTCCGATGAAGAAGCAGTTCAAGCGTCACCGCAAACAGAGCGAGGTGTATGCCGACGGACAGGAGTTCTACTCTACACTCATACACGAGATGGTGCACAGCACCGGCATCGAGAGCCGCCTTAACCGTTCGATGAATGGAAGATTTGGCAGCGAAAAATACGCCAAGGAAGAGCTTGTCGCAGAGCTGGGAGCTGCACGTGTCAGCTACGAACTGGGATTTGACAGCCGCATTCTTACTAATTCAGCTGCTTATCTTGACTCATGGATTGCTACACTCAAGCAAGAGCCGTCGTTCATCCTTACAGTTATGTCTGATGTCGAGAAAGCATCAAAACTGATACTTGACAAGGTGGCCATATAGGGCTGCCTGTCAAGGCTTTACAAGAGGCTACGTTTTGCTTTGCGAAACGTAGCCTCTTATCATGTGAAAGACCGTGTATCAGACTGCAATATGAGGCATATCACAGACAGGTACACGGTATAGCATTGTGTTTGAGAGACGCAATTGCATTACGTCACTCAAGGTTTCGCAATGACCGCAAATGCGTCCGCCCGTATCTTTGTTTCTAATAATCCGCCTTACATATTCCGCTATTTTTATCGGCACAATTGCGTACACAGCGCAGGGCGGTGGGGGCTGCCGTCGGTGAAAAAAGCGTTGCTTTTTTTGCGGCGTCCGCTGAATTTCCTGAAATTCAGCGGATTACAAGGTAGCCACTGCGGAAAACCTTTATCAAAGGTCTTCGTGCCGCGGCTGGAGCAATTTCCTTTATTTTATAGATCATAGAAAAGGACATTTAAGGAAAAATACTTATTATTTCCTTTTTCTTTTTTCATCTTAAATGAGCTATTGCCTGATTATATACACATGCTAAAAAAATAATACGCAAAAGATGATTTTTAACATTTAAAACTTGCATAATACGCAAAAGATGATTATCTTTGCATTGTCAAAATAAAAATATAATTATATGGAACTTACAGACAAAGAAGAAGAGCTTATCCAAGCCATAAGGAATTACAGGAGAGCTTATCCGAACGGACAGAGAAACTTGGAAATCTACATTATGGACTTGGTTTATGAGCTGATGGAAAATGAATGAAAAACCGCCCTCCCTATAATGGGGAGGGCATTCCCCGAAAAATATATGAAAATACAAGCAAATAGAAAGAACTATGGAAGTAAGATTGGAAGCAACAAGCGTTAGAACAATTTTAGCTAACGTTTATGAAGACATTAATTGGGCATATTTAGCAAAGAATTATTTTGGTAAATCACGTAGCTGGCTATACCATAAGTTCAGCGGTATGAACAACGGAAAACCTGACGACTTCAACGATGTAGATCGCGAAAAGCTGAAAGGTGCTCTCTACGATATTGCAGACCGTTTAAGAAAAACGGCTGATACACTTTAGAATTATATTTTTATTTTGACACTAAAAAGGAGAATGTTTTACACCATTCTCCTTTTTTATTTTTATATTCATCTTATTTTTTAGTACTTTTGCATTACTAAACATTTATATCATGAAAAAATTATTGTTTATCTGCATTATGGCAATTATGTGCCTTAACATTAAGGCACAGGCACTGGTAACAGACGCAGAAGGTCGTTACCCTGTTTATTGTACAATTGTTTGCTCTAACTTTTGGGGCTTTGGTAAAGTCAATGCAACCATGGACTTCGGAGGCGGTAAAACTTGGTCTGAAAGTTCTTGCACCCTTCTTGACGAAGATGGAAAAAAGATGAAGTTTACATCTACTATGGGTGCCGTGAATTACATGGCTAAACGTGGATGGAAATTGGACAGGACTGTTTTTCTGTCACTTGGCAAAAATAGCGTATTGCACTACATCATGGTTAAGTATGTTAAGAGCGACGACGAAATTACCGAAGGCATTAAATACAAGACCGACGGTGAATAAGGGAAAATCGTGATGACTCACTTTTTTGTGCCTTATACAATCAATGACTTATAAAGGCGTCAAAACATGCCATCACAAAAGTGAAACATAAAAAAGGGGAAATTTTCTCATAATTTCCCCTTTTTTCAGAATAGAGATTTAATTAAAAATATAAACTTTAATATCAGAATTATAAACTTTAATATCAGAATTATAAATTCTAATAACTCTTTTAATTTCTTATATTTGTTTTTTGTTATTTCCATATATTAATATAGCCAAAGACGGCCATACATTTAGTCTTACCCACTAATTTTTCTCTACTTTTTTTTGTAAATACAAACATATTGTTTATCTTTGCCATCGCTAACAAATCATGAACTATCATGCCGCATCGAGCATCGGTCATTGCTCAGCATAATTCGCAGGGCTTTTTTTATGCCCTCACTATATCGTATTGGCGGTTGCCGTTCCGTAAATTATTACTGCTCCGTGCGGAGAAGTCGTGATTTGTTAGCAGCGGGATGTGCAGCCGCTTTTCTGTATCTCCGCGCCCGGCGGCTCCGGGTATGCTAACAAATTACGCAATATGCAGACAAATGCAATTCAGCGCAGTGCGCAGCGCCCTGTCGACATCAAGGCATGGTTGACAGGAAAGGCACAATCTTTATCCAGATGGTATAACAGCCGTAGTACATTCTATTCAAGGCTGGCCGGCTTCGAGGTTACATGGAAAACGGCAGTACGTGTCAACATCTTCACTCTCCTTATTTGTATAACCGCCATAGTAGCTATGCAGCAGCCTGTGGTCTCTATCGTTTCGGCCGCTTGCTCAGCATGGGTGGTCTACCGGCTTAACGCTGATGACAAGAAAGGAGGTGAGCAATGAGCAAAAGTAAATATTACATTAAGGTAACGACTTTTTCAAATACAACGAAGTTAGGTGAAATCGTGGCACAGCAGGTAAGGGCTACTTATAACAAATCTGTCGTTACCAGTGGAAGAGAGGTAGAGAGAATTACCGAATTTATCATAAACGCCCAGAATGAAGCCATTAAAGAAAATGCGAAACTCAAGCGCATGAATGTTAAGTATTTTACCGGTAAAGGTTACTTCATCATTAGCCTGGAAGCAGCAAACTGCGATACTGAAAGGATGGCTTTTTCCCTATGCGGAGAAATGATTGAACATGAATATTGTGAGGAAGGGGGTGAGCAATGAGATTCCTTATTTTGAACGTCAACAGGACGAAAAAGGTGTTTGACTACAACCTGACTGAAAGCGTTTACCAGAACCTGCGGGACATCATGGACGGCGTGGTAATAAGTGAAGACGAGGTCAGCACGCTGCTGGGCGCACTGATACAGATGACAGAGATAAGAGGCGTGGTAATGGTGTCAAGCGACCATGTGCAGGAATCAGACATGGAATGGGAGTTCTCGATTTATACAGGCACAGAAGGCAGCGAAGACCGGGAACTTATAGAAATAACGGCAAAAGACTACGGCGAGAACGTACTGGGCGAAAGCCTCATTGGCGACATAATAGACGGCATGGCTAACTGCAATCTATACCCTGAAGGAAAGCGCCGTCGCTACAAGTTCTTGAACTCGCTGACGTATGACGAAAGGATATGGGCGGAGATACTTGACGCCTACTTCTACAACTCACATAGTTCATGCGACGGCGACAGCCCCGAGATGCTTATGGAGTTTAAGACATCTGCAGAGATAGCTGACGACCTTGAAGAGATGTGCACCATGGACGCGGTTTTCATAACGCGCTATATGCACGCATACGGATATCATCCGCAGCGCAAGGCCGACGGAAAGATGGCGTGGAAAATATTCATGCCTGTCAGTTAAGCAGACTTGTATTTTTCGAAAAACAACACATATCATATCTTTGCACTCGATACTTCTAAGTTATTAATTTAATTAAAGTAAAACACGTCTGCCGCCACTGCGTGAGCCGTGCCGGCAGTTTATAATTTTCTTTTTTATTTTTATTGACTATTCATATAAGTTGTTTAATTTTTAAAGCTTGCCGCTCGCGAGAGCCGCAGGCTTTTTTGGTATTTTTCCATGCACACGTTTCTCCATATCTTTGTAGAAAAACAAAGACATGACAGTAACTACTTCATTCCCGCCACAGCTGTTCTCGTCCACGGTGCCAGACATAAAGGCTCTGACAGACGAGACACGCGTGCACGTGGTAATGCGCCTTGACACATCTGAGGTGTACAACGAATATCTTTATCCTGATAAGGACGGCTCAATAGAGATTACCGATATTCCGGCGCTTGTAACGCTGTTTCTGCGCCAGAAGCTCATAGCCACTCTTACAGTAGAGCTGCATGAGGAACGTCTGTCAGGCAATTCATCAGACGGCGAGACAGAGGAGACTGACTCGGCTCAGCTAACGTCAAGCCTTGTCTATTGTGCCGCACTGGTAGAAGACGACGCACAGACATTCTGTACAAACAACTTCCTCTCCATCCTGCAGGGAACCAAGATGACATCTGTCGGCAGGCTGGAGTACTTGCATTATACAGGTTCAGACGGTGCCAGCGTAACGGCTCACTATGACGACGGCAGCACCCATACATTCGCGGCGACAAAAGTAGGAGGCAACAGCAGCTACTCCACTATTGACGTGTCGCCGGCACGTTTCGTTTCGGAGGCAAAGACGCTGTGCTCGTTCGAGGTTACCGCCGGAGCACGCAAGCAAACATACGAGATCGACCAAGGAAATCCGGACGCAGCCCCTGTGCTTCTCTTCGTCAACAGCTTCGGCTGCCAGGAGATAGTCTATTGCACCGGCACTCATGAGGTTTCGCCAGAGTTCAAGTACTCTTCCGCCTACATCGGTGTGAACATGAAGAACTACGACATAGAAGAGACAAGAAAGTTTAACGCCGACACCGGCGTGCTGTCCTACCCTATGGCTTTCTGGATTAACGACCTGTTCCGATCGGACGAGGTGCAGCTGCTCAACTTCGTAAACGGAGAGCCTAAACCGGGGAAAATGGTAGTAATCACGGATGTCAACGCCGAATATGACAACAATCTTGACAGCATGCCGCGCTTCAAGTTCACCTACACTTACGCCCAGCGCAACCATAACGTGCTTGACACAGCAAGAGCCGGCCGCATATTCGACAATACTTTCGACAACACTTTCAACTAATTATATGGAAATTAAAGTTATACACATATCTGAAGTTCTGAAGCTCATGAACCACGCACTGATGAACCACCAGAAGGTAAGTTTCAAGGCGTGGAAACTTGGCACAGGAGCCAATGACCCTGAACGAGGAGAACTGAAGACATATAACGGCGTGTACGTGACATCTCACTCCAAAACCGGCTCATACCGTATATTTGACCCTTTGGCCGAGGATAAGGCCTACAGATACAGGCGTGTTAATGAAGTGTTTATAGCAGAATTTTTAAACAAAAAAGTGATTTGGTGATAATGGAAAATAATCTTGAGTTTGTTAAAGTCGGCCACATAGGCGACTCTAGCATTTATCGCATACTTCCTGCCGTACAGATTGGCGGCAGCAGCTTCGAAGATTCTGTTAGCGAAGAATACGGAACAGACTCGGCTACAGTTTTCGATGAAGATGTACTTTCTGACAGCACTACCAAGCCTCTCTTTATTAAAGACAAGGAATATAAGTATATTCCTTACGGCGACGATGACGACATGCCGGCAAAATTACGCCGCCTTATAGGCGCCAGCATGGTTACGTCTCAGGGTATGGCCTTCGATATCATAGCATGCTACGGCCAGGGCATACGGTTTGTCAACCGTGACGATAAGTCTGACGTTACAGACCCGGAGATTAGGAGATTCTGCATGCGTAACTCTATTCATGAGTGCTATATGGAACAGGCCACGGACATGAAATATTACTTCTTCACAGTTACCGAAATAATTCTCTCCGGCGACCAGAAGAAAATTGTGCAGGTGCGCCATCTCGAGACATGCTACTGCCGTTTCGAACAGGCTAGAAACGGCAAGATAGAACATGTTTTCTATGGCGATTTCAACGATTCTACGCCGCCCAAAAACGCCGTGGCCATACCGCTGCTCGATATCTACGACCCGCTCGGCGACCTTCTCGTAAGGCTTGGCCGCGACCCCGACCCTCGCACCGGCAAACTGCTAACGCCGACAAAAGACCGCAAGTTCGCCATTGTTTGTCGTATGCCCACACCGGGCTTCAGGTATTACCCTTTGCCTTATTATATGTCGATATTCCGTGATCACTGGTACGACATATACAAGCTGATCGGACTCGGTAAGAAGTTCCTGATCAAGAACACCAGCGCACCTAGGGTGCAGATAGAGGTGCATGACGACTACTGGAGCCGTGTCTGCGCCAATGAAAACATCACAGACCCAGTCAAGAGAGCTGAACGCATCAAGGAGGAGCAGCAGAAAATAATTGACTTTGTTTGCGGTCCTGAGAATGCCGGCAAGGCCATCCTCACCCACTATTATGTTGACCCAAACGGAAAGGAGTGCCGCATGGTTAGAATATACGACCTTACAGAGGGGCGCAAACAGGGCGGCGACTGGAGCGACGACATGTCAGAAGCATCTAACGCTATATGCTTCGCTCTCGGTGTACACCCTAACCTTATCGGAGCGACACCAGGAAAAAGCCAGATGAACAACAGCGGAAGTGACAAACGTGAGCTGTTTACGTTGAAACAGGCCATGGAAAAGCCATTCCACGACATCATGGCCAAGCCGTGGCATGTGATTCTTCACTTCAACGGATGGGCTGAAAAATATACCGTTGACGTACCTATGATAGAGCTGACGACGCTCGACAAGAATACCAGTTCACAGACTGTATCAATAAGCAATAATAACGAGGAGGATAAAAATGGATCTGACAATAACAAAAGAAGAATTTGAAAGCGTACTCTATGTTGCAACATCAAAGCACATGGAAGTGTTCGAGAGTGTACAGCCACATATAGAGAACGCAACAGAAGACTGCATTGAAGAATTCTTCGGCAGTTTCTCAACAGATAATGCTAAAGTCATTAAATGCGCGAAAGACTATATCTGCGTTGACGCGTTCTTGCTGGTGTTCCGCCAGCTGGACCTCGTGCTCACCCCTACCGGTTTCGGAGTTGTGTCTAACCAGACGACATCACCGGCAAGCAAACAGAGAGTGGACGCCCTCGAGACTCAGCTTAGGCTTATTCGTGAGAAAGTGAAAGCACGCTTGATCAATCGCCTCACATCAACAGAGGACTGGGGCAAAACGGAGGCGGCTAAAAGATGCATACGTACTGTATTCTACAGCATCTCACTTTTTGAACGCTATGCCACAACTCCTGTCTCATTTGAATCATGGCAGGAGGCACAGATACAGATAATGGAGGCAGACATGAAGCTCAGAAAGAAAATCTCAGATGCTCAGATGGACAGAATTCTTGAATCCGTGAGAAACGGAACTGCGGCTGCAGACTATTCCTCTATTATTTGGCATCTGCAGATGTTCTTCTCACTCTACATAGCCCATTCGCCGCTGATTGGAGAGAGAATGAGAATTATCATTGTCACAATGGAGGCAAACCCTGAGACATACAAGGAATATATGGAATCTGACGCATACAAAATCAACCACTATGAACCTTATAAAAACAAAAAAGACAGCCCGGCCTTCTTCTTCGCAGGTTGAGATAAAGCTGCACACTCCGAAAGCTTGGCACGAACTTACACAGGAACAACTCCGCTACGTGCTTACGCTAATGTCTGAAGGAATAGAAGGAGATACTCTAAAAGCCATGATGCTCATTCGCTTCAATCACATAAATGTTGTCAGAAGGAGTAAAGATGGGTGGAAGATGGTGAAAGATAATAAAGTCTTCTATGCAGATAAATGGCTTTTAGCTTCACTTATAGGAGAAATGAAGTTTGTTGACAGGTACGAGAACTTCGACACTAGGTTGGATGGTGTACAAGGATTCCGTGCCGTCAACAACCTTCTTAATGGCGTTCCTTTCAATGACTATCTGAAAATGGAGATAGCTTATCAGATGTATTCTTCAACGAAAGACGAGAAATATCTTGTAAGCTTGGCACGACTTCTATACCGTGACGTCCATGGGAAGCCTGCCAACACTATAAGCCTTGATAAGGCGGAGATGCTTTCGGTCTATCTCTGGTATGCACACATAAAGGATGTGTTCTCGCAGATTTTTCCAGACCTTTTCAAAAAGAAAATGACAACTGATACAGACGATGAAGAGATTGACCTGCGAGTTGTTACAGATGCCCAACTGAGACTGCTCACTGACGGCGACGTCACGAAAGAGGATGCTGTGAGACGTGTCGACTGCAAGCGAGCTCTTACAGAACTTAACGCTAAAGCGAAAGAGGCGCGTGAGATGCAGGCTAAATTAAACGCTAAGTAATGTCTGATATGTTTAATGCTATTGAATATCTCGAAAAGATTGCCAAGGCTAACAGCCTTGCGAAGAAACATGAGTTTATCGTGGGCGAGTGCAGCGGTATAGAGGGACTCGAACCGCTGATGCAGAACTACCGAAAAGCGGCCAACTACATCATGGTGGACGATACCGTGGACGGCTCTATGATTTCAAACCGGGTAGGTTGGTATAACAGAAGAACCTACACGGTGTTTATCTTCGCCATGTACCGTGAGGATGACATGGACGACAGACGCCAGAAACTCGACCTCTGCAGGGAAATCTTCCGGCAGCTGCTCTCTCACCTCATAGCCGACACGGAGAAATACGAATACGACCTCGTGTATATGCGCACTCAGTCTATTCAGTACAGAGAACTCAACAGCTACAACTTCTCTGGAGTGACAGGTCTTTACTTCATGCTTAACGTTGACGAACCTGCTGATCTACAATTTGACGCAAGCCTATGGGATTAATTAACAGTGGACAAAACGTAACACGCCAGGATCTCAGCGACTTCGAAAAGGGATGGACTGACTTTATGGTTGACATCTGGCATGAGCGCATGGCTATGCTCGGCATTAACGATACAGGCACGTTGCGCCGATCTGTAGAAGCACACATAAGCGGCAACGAAGGGCAACGCCGTATAATCCACAGATTTGTGCTTTACGGCATATACGTTTCCTCAGGTGTAGGAAGAGGATATAGTAAAGACAATGGTGGAAACCTTGACTTTCTTGATCCTGCTTATCGTGAGGAGCACGGACTCAACAAGCCTAGAAAGAAAGGTCCTGCATGGGGCGGAGGCATGACCAGCGGCAAACCCAGACAAAAGCGTGAATGGTTTCCGAAGAAATACTTCTACTCTATCAAAAGACTTATGGAAAAGGAAAGCCAGTACTATGGTGAAGCATACAACGGCACACTCGTTGACGCATTCGCAACGCTCTTCGACGACAACAACGAGGCAAAAGTAACCCGCATGAACAGCGTTATAAATATGTAATTTTGTATTTTTCGCAACAGTTGTTTGTTTCTAAATTTGCAATATGGAGATAGACCAACTAAAACAGATGTTCGAAGGCATACGTGACGAAAAACGCATGTACGCCAATACCGCTACAAGGATAGGAGACGCTTTTCTTGCGCTTCTATCTTATGTAGGTTCTTCTAGTTCTTCAGCTTCACGTAATTATCTAAGGAAAGACCAAGAAGATACAACTTCATTTCTTGTAACATTTGAAGCAGGAATTAATATAGGCGAAGACATCTACAATATTGACGCTGCTGGCAATGCCATTTTAAGATCTCTAAAAAGCGGCCCTTTTGACCCCGGAAAAGGAGAGAAAGGGACCTTTGACCTTTATGTTGCTGATGATAGGTCTTATCTAGATATAGACAACATAAACATAAGAGAAAGCCTTAAAGTCACTTATTTACAGATAGGCAACGGACTTCTTAAATGGGATGAAGAAAACAAGGCTTTTTATGTTGAACAACTAGATGGCACACCTGCCAGTTTCTATGCAACAAAAGGGCTATCTGCATTAGGTTTTAATTCCTTATCTGATACAGGTGGAGGTTCTTTCGACCTTTTGCAGGATTGGGATAAATATGTAGACGAGACAGCTAAAAGCATGGCTTTGTCGGCTTATCTTGGTAAAGACCTGCTGGATAGGATAACTTCTCTTGAAAAAGGCCAAAAAGGACACAAGATAACCATATCCGGCTCTGGAAATGTCGTTGTTAATGTAGAAGAAAGTAGCGACGGAGGCACCCTTACATTCACTAAGGGGAATATAGATCTTAGCGGTTATGCAACAAAAACAGAACTTGAAGCAGTATCAAAGAAAACTGATTCTGTAACGCAAAGGGTTGACGAGTTCCTGGGAGGCTCCGACACTGACGGCATAATAAACAAATGGAAGGAGCTGGAGGCTTTTCTGGACGGCCAGCAGCAGGGAACTACACTCAGCAGCCTGCTTGACAAGAAAGTTGACAAGACAATACAGGTTAAAGCAGGAGAGGGGCTTTCCGGCGGCGGCGCACTTAGTGGAAATGTTACATTGAGCCTTGCCACGGTAGGAACGGCAGGAACATACACGAAAGTAACAGTCGACAAGTACGGACGAGTAACCGGCCATGCTACATTGAGTGCATCCGATATTCCTACGCTTGAAATATCAAAGATAAACGGCCTTCAGGAGGAACTGGATAAGAAGTTGAACATAAGTGACTTTGGCAACAAGTTTGCAACTGAAATGGCAAACTGGTTTAAGAAGGACACTGAAGGCAATGTGTTTGTCGCCAACTCTAAGGGCTTTTATTCGGAGTCTTTCGTTTCTGCAATGGGCAAGAGTTCTGGCGGCAGCAGTTCTGGCGGAGGCAGTTATGACAGACTTGATAACTGGGCTGATTATAGCGCAGACCGCGCTACATGGGTTCTCAGCGCAAAGCTCGGATATGATTTAAATAGGCGTGTATCTTCGCTTGAAAGCGGTTCTGCAATCAATTTTGAGACTTCGGGCACAGGCAATGCACTTACCGGGTTCAGCAAGAGTGGCAACACCGTAACATTCACGAAAGGAACGTTCCTGACGGAACACCAGAAGCTATACACCCTCACGATGCAGCGCAACGGAGAGGGTGTAGGAAGCTATGTGCCTACGGCTGACAAGATTATAAACATAAATGCCTGCACGGCAATCAATGTCCCGCAGGGCTTCACAGCCGGAGCCTTGTCATCGGTAGGTGTCATTGCTCTCAGTTTTGCCAGCGGATATAGTCTGCCTACAACGGCGAAGCAGCAGCAATGGGACACCGCCTATTCGTTTGTTGAATCAATAGCCGGATCTGACGCTAATGGCGTGATTGACAAATGGAATGAAATTATATCATTCCTCGACGGCATAGGTGACTCTTCTACCCTCGAAGGTCTATTGAACGATATAAACAGCAATGTTACCGCAGTAAGCAGCAGGGTTACGAAGCTGGAGGGTTACTTCGTAAATGGAGTAGCAAAAGAGGCTACAAAGACTTCAGGCACTCTGAGCATCAACGGCAAGAATTTTAACGGCTCTGCCAGCGTCAATGTTGGCGTTATTGGCGTGTCTTATGGTGGTACCGGCAAGAGTTCGGTTGCATCAGGCTCAATGCTCTATGCGAGCGCAGCCAACACGTATGCCGAACTTGCGACAACAGAGTTTGGCCGTAATCTGCTGAAAGCTAATAGCGGAAGCGTAGTCAGCGGTCTGTATGCGGAAGCAGCTTATAAGTTACAGAATAAACGTACCATTTGGGGCCAGGCATTTGATGGCACCGCTAATATTAGTGGTGCAATGTACAACGTTTCTGCAATTGTTAATGAGACGTCCAACCCATATAATCATAGATTAGAATTAGGGCGTACAGGGGTCAACCAATGGGATTTCTATGAGTATGGCGGTGTTTTTTATTTTTTTATATGCCAAGATTCTAATGGGGAAAATAAGGTTATCTTATTTAAGATAAATAATGGCAGCGTCGGCATACTTACCGACACTCCTACCCATACTTTACATGTTAATGGCACAGGTTATTTTAGTAATACTCTTTCTGTGGCGTCACAGATAAGAATAGGAAACGGTACGATAACATGGGACAGCACAAAAGGCTGCTTCCACTTCTCACATGGACTTTATTCTGACAGCTTTATTTCTGCAATGGGCCTTAACGACAGCGGCTCCGGCGGCGGTTCGGCATCATACGAAAGGCTTGACAATTGGACTGATTATGCTGAAGAAAAAGCCACATGGGTTCTCAGTGCGAAATTGGGTAATGAGCTTCACGAACGCCTGAAGTCCGTTGAAGCAGGAGGAGCTACATCCGTAGTTACCACAGGAACCGGCAACGTCATTACAGCTATATCAAAGAACGGTAACACCATAACAGCCAATAAGGGTATTACCGCGCTCACCTCGCACCAAGCTATATACTCACTTACACTGCAAGGCAACGGCACGACTATAGGAACTTTTAACCCTAAATCGGGCAACGCCACAATAAACATAACGACAGCAAACATAGGCGCCGCTGCGGCAAGCCATACACATACCCTTTCTGCTTTGAGCGACCTCAAGGCAGGCTGGAGTACATTGCTTAAAGAAGACCCGAAAGCGTATGTAACCAGATGGCCGGCATTCAGCGAAGTTACTAGTAAGCCTACTACGTTAGCCGGTTACGGTATAACTGACGCTTATACAAAGACTGATGCAGACAGCAGGTATGTCAATGTTTCCGGAGATACTATGACCGGACACTTAAAGTTTAATCCAGGAATACAAGCTACGTGGTCGGTTAAAGGAACATCTTATATTACTAATGGTAATACTGATTCCGGTACTACAGTCGGCGGTGATTTAGCAAACCTTGTAATTTCATCATGGTTTGGAGTTTCTTTTACTACCGCTTGCGCAGAACAACCATATACTAATAAAACGGCCGTAGGCATTGATTGTAGAAACGGTATTGTAAAAGCTGCTATGTTTGCCGGAAATTTACAGGGTAATGCAGACACCGCTACCAATGCAGACAAGCTAGATGGTGTACACTTAGGAGGATTGTTTACAGATTTTTCTACAAGTAATGAATCTACAAATATAACAATTGGAGGTGTAACAAAGAGCTTAAAAATTAATGCTGATACTTTGGATGGGCTGCATGAAGCCTCTTTTAATCGCATATATGGCAGATATAGCATCAGTACAACAGGAACGGCGCCATATAATTATATTCATCTGTTTAGAATAGCATGTTCTAATGGTTATTCTACGTTGAGAGTGGATGTTGATTTTAAAAGTAGGTATCATGCCGGATTGTTAGCAATAGATATTACTACCCAAGAATTTCCTTATGGGTATTCCGCAGGTCATGGAACTGCAATAAAAATTTCTAAAGACAGTATTAATGGAAGAACAGGCCAATTTTATTGGATAAAAACTACTCAAGAGAGCGGTTATAACTATTACGACATCTATTATAAATCAGGAGCGTGGAACTCAGGAAGATTTGATTTAAGGGTCAGAGGCGGTTCTGGAACTCTTGTTTTTGAGGTAAAAGGAACTAATTTAAATTCTTTGCCTGATGGCTGTACCGAAGTATTAGACACTACATACTCCGGCACAGCTTCCAATGCGGTTAAATTAGCCACTCCTCGTACATTATGGGGGCAGAGCTTCGATGGTTCAGCGAATGTTAGCGGAAATATATACGATACTCAAATAGTACAATCTGTATCTGGCAAATATTTAGATTTAAAAGGTGCCGCCGGTCTTGGATTTTATATCCAAAATACCGTTAAAGCCGTTATACAGCCTAATGGTAATTTTGGTATAGGGACCACAAATCCTTTATACAAGTTGCATGTTTTGGGTAATATTTATGCCGAAGCTGCAGGAATTATATCTACAGCTGGAGATGCTTTCAGGCTTGCATACGGAAACTACGGCACTATATTAAGAAGCGATGGTGGCGCGTTTTATATACTTGCAACCAATAAAGGAGAGGCGTCCAACGGCACATTTAATAAATTCAGACCTTTTAGATTTGATTTAGCCACCGGAGGGGTTAATCTTGTTCAGACCGGTGAGTCTTTGACCGTAGGCGGCGATACTCAGTTTAACAAATCAGTAAGTATCGGAAACGGCAAGATTGAATGGGACGAAGCCAACAAGGCTTTCAAGTTTACAGGCGGTATATATTCTGATTCTTATATATCAGCAATGGGCTTGAATGCCGCCGGTGGCAGCGGAGGATCTTATGAGCGTTTGGACAGCTGGAGTGACTATACAGAAGACAAGGCTACATGGGTGTTATCAGCTTTGCTTGGCAGCAACCTCAATACACGTGTGTCAGCTTTGGAAGCCGGTGGCGCAACCTCTGTTGTAACGAGCGGAACAGGAAATGTAGTTACTGCAGTTACAAAGAGCGGCAACGTTATAACCGCAACAAAAGGCATAACAGCTTTGACTTCGCACCAAAACATTTATGCCCTTACTTTACAGGGTAATGGAAGCACAATCGGCACGTTCAATCCTAAGACCGGTAACTCGACTATAAATATCACTGCGGCTAATATCGGAGCGGCAGCCTCTAGTCATACACACAATTATTTGCCTTTGACAGGAGGCACTATTACCGGCGAACTTTCTTTTAAACCTACGGATTCTTCTGACGCCGCCCCCAAAATATATTCTTCCACAGCAGAAGGAGGAGTTACAAATTTAAACTTTGTTGTCGCCGACGATAGTAATGATAGTTTCATTTTTAGAATGAATTATTATAAAAATACTAATGAGGCGGACAGAGAACGTTTTATAATAAATTGGGACGGTGTTACCTCAAAGGCAGCGATTACAGCTCCTTCATTCAATGGTAATTTGAATGGTAATGCTTCGACTGCTTCTAAACTTGGAACTTCAACCGTTGGAGGAACAGCAAAGCCTATATATCTTAACGCAGGAACGGCAACAGCTCTTTCAGCGACAGTCGGCAGCAGCTCTTTGCCTGTATATCTTAATGCCGGAACAATAACTCAGTGTGGCACAAGTCTTGGGGTTTCAATAACAGGAAATTCTGCAACAACAAATCAGCTGAATGTTTCAGTACTTACATCTCAGTCTCTTGCTGATTATAAAACTTCCGGCCATTTGTATTATGCGGGAGGAAGCAACACTGTTTCAGACAAGCCGAGTGGTGTTGATGCTTTCGGTATGTTTACAATGCAGACAGCGAGCGGATGGCAAGGTCAGATACTAATGGCATCCAACACAGCGACAAGTTTGTATTGGAGAACAGCAAATAATAATTTTAATGGTGGTTGGCGTAAGATATTAGATTCTTCAAATTATGGCGAGTATGCATACAGCAAGACTGATGCTGATGGTCGTTTCGTTAATTTAAGTGGAGATACAATGACCGGAGCATTGAAGGTTCCTGAGTTGCGTTTTACTAATGGAACAGCTATTTGGTTCGACCAATATGGTAATGTCACTTTTGGTTCAACCAGTTCTTCTAATTGGTGGTATATAGGCTCTTCTAGCAATTCACCCTCGATAGCAGTAAATTTTGGAACAGGAAATGTCGGCATCGGTAAAACGGCATCTACTACTTACAAACTTGAAGTGAATGGGGATGTACATGCGAACTCGTTTACTGGTAGTCTTAACGGCAATGCCTCCACTGCTTCAAAGTGGCAGGCTGCAAGAACTGTCACAATGAACGGTTTTGCCGATTGCTCTTTCAGTATTGACGGAAGCTCAAATGTTAGCTTTGACTATAAGCCTTATAATTTCTATCTTTCGGTAAACAACAAAAATAACTATCCTTGGCACCGTATAGCTAAAGTTGAGTTGGCATCTGCTTCTTATCAAGATTTTGAGGCCGTGATACTTTTATCGCAAGCTTACGATAAAGGAAGGTGTGGCATCATAAGAATTACATTAAGAACAAACGATTCAGCTTCTGCTTCTACCGCGCATGTGGATTGGCTTAGTCGAAAGGGTTTCGATAGGACTGACGTTAAGATTGGACTGTATAATGTATATGGAAAAACTTACGCCGACGTATTTTTGAAAACCACTTCTTCTTATACTAGCGTGACAGGAGTTATATTAACGCAAGGTTCTCGTGGCACTTTAGGCAGGATATGGACTCTTGTAAATTCCTCAGAAGTAAATAACACCACTGCTACTGACAAGTTGACATCAACAGAATGTTGGGCTTCAATAGAAGTGGCAGCAGAAGAACTGCACAAGCAGGCTTACACAAATATTATTGAGGCTGACGACGCTGGTGGGGTCGGAATACTTTACGATCATGGCAAACTTACCGCTATTTCCGGCACCACAATGCCAAACGAAGGTTTAAGGCTATATAGGGCTTATAATAATGGTTATCCTGCCGCTTATGGAAACCTTATGAGTGTTCGCGGTGAAAATTCAGGTGCAGGAGAACTCTTGCTCGAGTGGAAAGGAAGCACAGAACTTGGCCATATATATTACAGAAGCAAGCGTGACAACACAAGCAGCGGATGGTCGAACTGGGGAACTCTTGCGTTCCTGACAGATAACGTGGCTAGTGCAACGAAGCTGCAGACCGCCCGCTCAATCAACGGTACCAGTTTTGACGGTACAGAAAATATTACCACATTTAAATGGGGATCATCACGCAATATTTATATTCGTGATGCATCACAGACACACACAGGAGAGGCTGTTAGTGTTGACGGGTCGTCAAATGAATACCTGTTACTTCCAAAAGATGTGGCATTCGATCAGATAACAATAAATACAAAGCTGATTTCAAATGGGCAGACCGACTTTAACAAACAGTGGCTGAAGAATGTTGGCGGTATATGGTTCGGTTCAGCAGACAGTTCAAGTGTTTTTGCCAGCTTTGACGGCGACGGCACGCAGACAGGTTTACAGAGTAAAGCCGGCACAAGCATATATTTCGGTTGGCGCGGCGGAACAAGAGCTATGACAATAGACTCAGCCGGAAATGTCGTTATAGGTAACACATCTACAGTAAATTCTGCATACAAACTTGATGTAAAAGGAGATGTGAGAACACAGGGAGATATTGTGCCGTATTCAAATGGGCAATACAATATCGGTAGTTCGGGCGCAAGATGGAATACATTGTTTACGCAAAGCATTGAAATATATGGATTTACACCTTACATAGATTTCCACTACAATAATTCATCTGCAGATTATACCAGCAGAATAGTTGAAGTTGTAAGCGGGTGTCTGGCTATTAACGGAACTTTGGCTGTCTTGAAAAGTGGAAATGTTGGTATCGGTACGACGTTACCGACTGAGAAACTATATGTATCTGGAAACATTGCAGCTACCGGAGCCGTGACAGCCTTGGTATTGAGCAGCAGTTCTGACATAAGACTGAAGGACATACGGAAAAATGTATGCCTTTCCGTTGAGGAAATAGCAAAGGCGCCTGCAGTGGAGTTCGCGTGGAAGAAAACCGGAAATTTGGCAGTAGGTTCTATAGCTCAGTATTGGCAGTCTATTTTACCGCAGGCAATACATAAACGTGACAATTACCTGAGTATGCAGTATGACGTGATCGCCCTGTTAGCGTCGATTGCAAACGCCAGACGCATACTCTCGATAGAGAAAAAGATAAAAGAACTCGAAGAAGAAGTTAAACGTTTAAAAATATCATAGCATGGGAGTAATAGACGGAAACATAGTATCAGCCCCACTGAACACAAGAGATGTAGGCTCTGTTCTTGGATCATCATCGAATGATGTTGGTACGCTTTGCACGCATGCAAACATCAACATGTGGGCAAAATTCAAGCCCGTGCCGTTGCGTGCTATCTTTCCTGAAGATACCTTAAAAGGTTCTTCAGACTGGAATGGAAATCCTCAGTCAAGTTCGCATAAGCCTTGGTGGTATGGCGATGGCGACCAGCCGGCATACACGGTCCCTGTCATAAGCGAACTTGCAGATATGGGAAGTAACGGCAACCAGAATAGTGATGCTGTATGGCGGTATAACAGACCTACCGGCAAAGGTGCCAGTGCGGCATATCCTGACTTCCCTTTCAGGCTAACAGACTTCGTAGGTTACAGACACGACGCAAGACCTCCTTTTACTGTTAATCTTCCTACAGAACTGACAGCTGACAATTTTTCATATTTTGGCGTAGACATGCCGGACCGCGAACAGGGCGAGCTTGACTTGTCTGACATTTGCGACATACTGCATCTGAGTGCAGTATATATAGGCATAATAATTAAGAACATAACGCGTGGTATAACAACGGCTTATGTAAGCACGACTGCTCTCAATGCCAACAACAGCGACAGCTGGGCTTTGCCTGTTGTCATTAACAACGGCTCATCTATTGAGAACGGAGGCGCCGGCCAGACTATATCAGAATCAGATACGATAGATGTGTATCTGTTTCTTTCTACTTCTGCAGGTGAGACAAATTGGGAGGCGATGACAAAATATAGTGCATTGCTTACTTCCAGCATGCACATCTACAGGAGATATAAGGGATATAGCCATAATATCAAGATTTTCACAGGTACATATACGTATGTCCTGGAAGCAGAAAACATCCTTGATTGGGGCAAGACATGGTACTACAAGGACAGCGACGGAAACATATTCTCTTTCCGAAAGACTATTGACCAGATTTCAAATCCGGACTCAAAAGTTACCGTTAAGCTCACCAGCGGAAGTACTGCATACGATTCACTGCGTGCCACAATCGTACAGAAAGGCAAGGTAAAGGACAGCAATACAGGACAACTGACAGAGATAAATCTCGTCTACGCCTTGGCATATAATGAGGGTGCAGGAATGATTGGTACATCAAACAAGACCCTAGTGCTCGGTACTAAGTTTAATACAATCTCATTTGCAGCATACCCCACAGAGGAAGACGCCAACCGGGAAAGCAACATACAATGGATGCGAGGCATGCCGATAGTCCAGAACATAGAATATAACAACGCGGATGCTAACCTCGAAGGTGCTGTTACGGGTAACAAGCTGGATGTAACCGTAGTGATTTCGCCTTCATCTCAATATACACGAATAGACCTCACCAACAACGGTACACCCGTGAGCGTGGGATAATGATATTAACTTTTAAAACAATACAATTATGGTAGAAATTACAAGTAAGACAACAACAGCGAACTTTAACTACAGTGATGAAACTTACCTTATCAGCGGTGAATACCGTGCGAATATGGAGGGTAAAATGGAAAGTGTTTCAATGAACATTACAGACACCGAAAAAGCCTACAAAGGTTCTGCGAATGCCTATCCAGACGGAGATAATGTGAAATACAATATCTCATCGGTGGATATTAACGACATGTCTAAGATAGCTCAAAGCATTAAGACATGCGTTGACGAACTGAAGGTTAAAGTGGAAGAATAACACACTGTAAAGCTAGAGAGAGAGAAAAATAAGTTTAATAAAAAAATATTAATTAATAAGTTATGAAAAAAATATCAACTGAGAAGATTTTGAGTGTTTACAACCTTATCAACGACGCAAAACTCACAAAGATGGATGATGAGGACAAGTTCAGAATGATTAAGATCATCCGCGTCTTGAAGCCGGTGGCAACCAACTTTGAGGACTTTAAGAAAGACGCCAGCGAAAAGCTGAAAGGTGAGAACCATGAGGAGATGCTCGAAAAGGCTCAGAAATGGCAGACTGAGGGTGAAAATACAACCCTTACCGAGGCCGAACGTATAGAGATAAACAAATACTTCACCGACTACAACAACAAGATTGTTGAGTGTCTGAAGGAAGAATCAAAGAAGGAGAACGAGTTGGACTACGAGCCGCTGGGTGCTAGTGCCTTCGGAAAGTTCGTAGCCAGCAACGACTGGACTCTAGGTCAGATTGCTGCGATTGAGGAAGTTATTTAATAAGGGGAATTGTCGTTCACACGGCAATTCCTCTATAAATTTACTGATATGTTCGAACAAGATGTTTATATGAACAGCGGCACCAGAATGTTTACTTTCGCCATGATGGGCAACGAGCTTGTTGCAGTGATATATGATGCACGCTGGTTTTTGGCGACGATACTTTTATGTGTATTAGCTGACTTCCGCTACGGCTGGGGCGAAAGCAGCAAGCGATTCAACATGGCCAAGAAAAAGGGCGATAAGTTGGTCATGGCGCAGTATAAGTGGCGCACATCTAGGGCTATCAGAAGGTCTATCAATAAGTTGATGGACTACCTGATGTGGGTGAGCATAGGTGCTTTTATTGGCATGGCTCTCCTTAAGCCTATAGGTGTTGATTACATGATGGGCGGTTTTGTAGCCACTTGTATTGCCGTCGGTTGTGAAGCAAAGTCTTTCTTTGGTCATTTCTTTTGGCTTCATGGGGTAAGGATTGAAGAAAAGAGTATTAAGGGCTTTTTCAGGGCGTTTGTCGTTGCTTTCGCAAAGCGCAAGAACAAAGACATAGGTGAAGCCTTGGAAGCCGGTTTTGATGAAATAGATAAAAAGTAAAGTTATGAGAAGCATTAAAAGAATTTTTGTACATTGTACTGCAGGAAGTCAGAAGCAGACAATAGAGGATTTGAAAAAAGAGTTTAAGAACAAAGGCTGGAAGAACCCCGGCTACCATTATGTGGTCATGCCTGATGGCACGATAAAACAGATGCTCGGAGAGGAAAAAGTGAGCAACGGAGTACAGGGCTACAACTCGACATCTGTTAATGTTGCCTATGTAGGCGGCATAGACTCAAATGGCAAGGCTGTAGACAACAGAACTGAACCACAGAAGGCAAGTCTTGTAAAGCTGCTTAAAGAGTTGAGGGGCCGTTATCCGAATGCTCAGATACTTGGTCATAGGGATATCAGCCCTGACACCAATCATAACGGCAAGGTTGACTCATGGGAGAGGATTAAGGAATGTCCTTGCTTTGATGCCATAACAGAATATAAAGGTATATAGTTATGGGAATGGTTAAAAGGTTGTTATATCTCATTATCCCCTACATCATATTGAGTTCGTTGGCAGGATGCAAATCTGTTCAGTATGTGCCTGTGGAGACTGTTAGAACCGACAGTATTTATGTCGACAGATACCAGCGTGACAGCATATATCAACGAGACAGCGTATTCGTCAACAGATGGATAGCTGGAGATACCATATATCAGGATAAGGTCGTTTGGAAGTATGTGTATCGTGACAAGGTAAAATATGACACGGTGGCCATATTGCGTTCAGATACAATAAATGTCCCCTACCCTGTTGAATGCAAACTGAGTAAATGGGAACAGCTTAAATTGAATGTTGGAGGATGGGCTATAAGCATTATCATTATTACTCTCATACTTTTAATGGGCTACATGTATAAAAGGAAAGAAGATTAACATGCAATTAAAGACTTAATAGTGTATTTTTTAATACATTGTTTTCGCGTTATGTTTGCATCAAAACCAAACATAACGCTTTTTTATGCCAAATAATAATACATATACAACGACAATCTTTCTGAATGACGATCAGGCCGTTAATAGGCTTAATGCTTTACAGGCGAGCGTAGAGAATTACCGTAAAGCAAAACAAAAAGCATTGCTTGACGGAGACGACAAAGCATTCAAAACTGCCAATAGGCAAATAAAGGAATGTGAAAAGGAGATGAAGGCTCTCTCAACTACAGCCCAGAACGTTGACAGAGTTCTTTCTAACTTATCTACGGCAGCTGTTTATGATATAAAAAATACAATCAAAGCCATTAATAAAGAGCTCAACAGCGGTGCTATCCAGAGAGGAACAAAAGAATGGGACTACTTCCAGAATAAGCTCAAACAGTGCAAGACGGAACTTCGTAATATACAGAACGAATCTTCCGCCGCGACACAAGGCGGATTTTTTAAAAAAACTATTGATTTCATGAATTATAACTGGGGAGCCATTACTGAGATAATAGGTAGTATTACAGCTCTTACTCTTACAATCCGTCAAGCAACAACAGCATATTCCGAAATGGAGGAAGCCATGGCTGATGTCAGGAAGTACACAGGTCAGACAAGTGAGGAAATTCGCAAGATGAACGAGGACTTTAAAGCAATGGATACGCGTACATCTCGTGAGAAACTAAATGAGCTTGCCGGAGCAGCAGGAAGGCTCGGCATACAAGGCACGGAAGCCATTGAGGCATTCGTCGACGGAGCAGACAAAATCAACGTCGCCCTAGGTGATGACCTTGGCGATGGAGCTGTTGATAAGATTGGTAAATTGGCTACAATGTTCGGCGAAGACGACAAGAAGGGATTACGCGGTGCTATGCTTGCAACTGGCTCCGCAATCAACGACCTTGCCCAATCGTCTTCTGCTAATGCCGGATATATTGTTGATTTCACCGCAGATCTGTCAGGCGTCGCCATCCAGGCTGGAATGACGCAGCAGCAACTCATGGGACTAGCGTCTGCTCTTGACCAAAATATGCAGGAGGAAGCAACGGCGGCGACTGTTTTCTCGCAACTTATCACCAAAATGTACCAAGAACCTGCTCGCTTCGCTCAGATTGCCGGCATGCAGGTAAAGGAGTTCACCAAGCTGATGAAAGAGGATGCAAACCAAGGACTGCTCACTTTTTTAGAGGCAATGCGCTCTAAAGGCGGTTTTGACGCTATGGCGCCTCTGTTTCAGGAAATGCAGCTCGACGGCACGCGCGCAGTCGGCGTGCTATCAGCTGTAGCCAGCCATCTTGACCAAGTAAAGGAAGCTCAAGACATTGCAAACAAATCTTATGCTGAAGGAACAAGTGTTCTTGCGGAATTCAATGTACAAAACAACACCGTTCAGGCTGGAGTTGACAAAGCAAAGAAAGAATTCCAAAATCTGACAATAGAACTAGGTGAGAAACTTCTGCCTATTGTAAAATATACTATAACATCGAGCTCGCTTCTTGTTAAATCGCTCTCAGTTATTGTATCTTTCATCACACGCCACATCAACGTTATTTTAGCTCTTACCACGGCAATAACGACATATATCGCAATACAAAAAGCGTCTATTGTCGTTGACAAACTTAAAGTGATGTGGACAGGCAAAATTATGACCGCCATTAAAGCATTATATACAACAATGCTGAAAAATCCTTATCTTGCGGTTACAGCCGCTGTATTAACTCTTATTGCTGCTTATAAGGATTGGAAAGATTCAATCGTAGAAGTATCACAAACACAACAAGATCTTGATGAAGTAAACAGACTTGCATCTGAGACAATCAGTGCAGAAAAGAATCAACTGGATGAACTATATCGATCTGCAACGAACAAAGCTGAAGCGGACGCTGTCAGACAAGAGGCTATTCGTCAGTTAAACAATATAAGTCCTGAATATCTAGGTTTCCTTAATGCCGAGAATATACATACTCAAGCTGCAAAGAACGCCATTGACGCTTACACCAAATCTCTATTACTTAACGCTAAGGCAAAGGAACTTAATTCGAAGCTCGATGAGCTTAGCAGAAAAAAGAATGAGGCACAAAACGCTGATTATACACGATGGTATGACGGATTCCAAACTGCCATAAACTCTATTGCCGACAAGATAGAACGTGCCCGCAACGGGTTAAGCTCTCTATTTTCTCAGGGATCATTCAGCACTGGCTGGAACGACAAAACTAGCCTTGAGGGATATGCGATGAACACAGCTCAAGCTGCATTAATAAGATACAATAATGCTATTTCAAAAATTTCAGAAGAAGAGAGAATCCTAAGAAAGGAGCTTCAAGAAACAAACAAACAAATTCTTGAAAATGCCGTTGTGCTAAATAAGTCTGCTGACGCTGCTAAGCATGCTGAAACAGGAAATAAAACAACTTCTAGCGAGAAACAGCGGAAAGAGGAAGAAAAAATTCGCAATAAAAGAGAGCGAGCAGAGAAAAAAGCACAAGCCGAAGCATTAAAGAGGCAAAAAAATACGGACAAAGAATATGTGGCTGAACTGAATGTACAGCTGGCCACACTAGATTACCTGTATTCAAACGGCCTAGTATCTTACAAAAGTTATTTACAACGCAAAGAAACGTTGCAGCTCAATAGTATTGATAAGCGGAAAAAACTTTGGGGAGAAGAATCGACTGAAGCGAGAATGCTTGCTGATGATGAAGTGAAAATAAAACAAAAAACCATTGAGGCTTTAGGAAAGCTCAATGAACAAGAGATAGAACATGAACGTGTCGCTAAAGAAGCTAAAATTAACGCTATGTTCTATGACGAATCATCAGATATATTCCTTAATGAGAGTGCCATGAATGAGGCGCTTTTCCGCAACGACATTGACGCACTTAACAAACGTCTCAGCTTATACAAGACAGGAACTGAAGAATGGCTTTCTCTTAAAGCAGAAATAGAAGAAAAGCAGAATCAGCATCAGTATGATCTGCAAGCAGAACATGACTCTAAGCTGATTGATCTTCGTAAAGAATATCTTAATCAAGGTAATGCCATGGAAGAGCAGATTGAAATGAATTGGCTTGATAAATTCTACCAAGAAGGACTCCTTAACGAGGAAGAATATCAGCAGGCAAAAATGGCAATACGTGAACGTTATGCTTCAATGCCATCTACTGCAGACGACACCACACACAACACGGCTAAATCTATGCTTAACGCAGCAGAAAAATCTGCCGGACCACAGGCTCAGTATATAACAGACGGATCAGACTCAGGCATTACTGCAATATCCTCGATATTCGCCATAGTCCAATATAGGAAAAAGGTTAATGAAGACTTGAAGAAACTATATGGTGAAGACTATGAGAACAGCGCAGCGTATAACGAGGCAAAAAAGATGAACAATAATGCGATGTTCCAAGAAATTATCAGTGCAGCTTCAGTAGCATATAGCTCTATTAACAACATTATGTCTGCAGCATCGGCGTATTCACAAGCATGCTCTGACTATGAGGTTGCTAAGATAAAGGCAAACTACGACAAACAAATCGAAGCTGCCGGGAACAACTCAGCCAAAAGAGAAAAGCTAGAAAAGGAAAGAGATAAAAAGATTAATGAAGCCAAGAACAAAGCAAACAAGAAGGCTATGGCAATAGAGATCGCTCAAGCTTTAGCATCTACTGCAATGAACGCCATTTCAGCATACGGAGCCGTGCTACAACCAGGTCAACCATGGACGGTGCCACTAGCCATCGCGGCAGCTGTAGCGGCGACTGCATCAGGTATGCTGCAAGTTGCTACTATCAAAAAACAGCACCAGGCAGAGGCTGCCGGCTATTATGAAGGCGGTTTTACTGGACCTGGTGACTATAGGCGCGAGGCTGGTGTCGTACATGCTGGAGAATTTGTTGCAAATCACAAAGCTGTCAACAACCCTCAGCTGCTACCTGCACTGCAGCTGATTGACCAAGCACAACGCAATAATACAGTTGCTTCTCTTACTGCTACCGATGTTAGCCGTGCTGTTGGAGGCGGCAATACTGCGGTTGTAGCTCCAGTTGTAAACGTTACTACAGATAATGAAGAGCTAAACCGTGTCATAAAAAACGTCGTTAATGTGGTTGACTCGCTTAATTCAATACTCGCATCTGGCATCAATGCAAATGTCTACATAGACGGCGAATATGGCTTTGACGCTCAATACAGAAAATACCAACGTTTAAAGGGATAATATATGAATTACTGCATAATTAATGGAGAAAAGGTTTATCCTACTGTCGGTAATAACATAAAAATTACTAAGGAAAATCCACTTATAAAAGACAGGGATGCGCAGACAATGGAAATCGAATTTCCATTGTCTATATACAACAACAGAAAATTCTTTGGCAATGTCAACAGAATAGACGTTGCCAAACACTCAACAGAATACAATGATTGCATTCTTTATTCCAATAACCTTCTTATTATAAAAGGTAAGGGCACTATAACTAGCTATACTGAAAAAGCAGTCAAATTGCAGATTATCTCGGGAATAAGAATGTCTTATACGGATGATTACTATTCATCTATATACATAGACGAGATTGACGCTTATGCTAATATAGATTTTGATCCTGCTATGCTCGACGAACATGGCTATCGGGGTTTATATGCCCTCCCACCAGTGTATGATGAAACGAATGACATTGTACTTAACAGGAAAGACCTAATAAGGGAAAAGGATGATAATTTCGAGGAAGTGAAATAAGCACATAGAGAAATAAGAATACAATATCAAATGGAAAGCGTGTAGCTCAATGAGTTACACGCTTTTCTTGTTTTTGGCCGTACACAATAATATTGCTATCTTTGCGTTATTATTATAAACATCTGTACCTTATTTGTACCTGTAAGAAAAAGTAGATATGATGAGAAAAATAGATATTAAGAACTACAAAATGAATGAATTATGGCAGTAGCAAAGTATAAGATAGTACGGAAATGTCCTGTGTGCGGAGAAGAGTTCTTCGCAAGGACTTTGGAGTCCTGGTATTGTTCACCCAAATGCTCCAAGGTGGCGTGGAAGCGTAAGCATGATGAAGAAAAACGCCAACTTGAACTGGACAAGATTGTAAGCAATATGCCCAAGTCTAAAGAGTATATCAGCATAACGGAAGCGTATGCTATGTTTGGTGCAAGCCGCTCAACCATTTATAGGCTCATCTACATGAAAAAGATTTCCTTCATTGAGCCAGAGAAAGGAATACGACTTGTATGCAAAGGAGAACTAATGAATCTGTTTCCGTTAAGACAGTCTCCGCTTGACACCAAGCCAAGGAAACCAGTTACCATGTACCGCATGGAACCAGAGGATTGCTATACAATAGGTGAGATTTCCAAGAAATTTCATCTGGATGACAGCACCGTGTATGCTCATATACGAAAATACTCAATACCGACCCGGCAAATCGGTAATTATGTGTATGCTCACAAGGAATCAATAGACAAACTTTATAAAGATATAAAACCATTATGAAAAGATTAGATTATACTAAAGTCTCCGTCAAATTAAAGAAAAGTGAGTGGAGAGATGAGTGGTTCATCTATCTTGAAGCTTATCCTGTTTATGAGACGGGAAATGACAAACCCAAACGAGTGCGTGAATATCTCAGGAGGTCTATTACTACCCCTATATGGGATAAACGACGAAGCGAGCGAGCCGTTGCTGGTAGAATAAAGTACAAGCCCAAGCGAGATGACAATGGCGTTATTCAGTGTAAATCCAAGCAAGATATGGAAACTTGCCTTTATGCGGATGGCGTTCGAGTCCTGCGTCAAAAAGAGTACGACAACATGGCTCTCTTTACTGACCAGCAAATGGAAATGGCAGAACAAAGCGAACGCTCAAAATGCAATGTTCTGGAGTATATTGAGAAGTTAATCAAAGAAAGAGAGGAAACTGCGTCAGAATCGATAGTTGTCAACTGGCGCAGATTGCACACACTGTTGTCAATGTTTGCCAAGTGTGACTACATACAGTTCTCGCAGATTGACATGAAGTATATTGAGGCATTCCGTTCCTTCTTGATAAAGGCACCGCAGGGTGGTTCTAAGAAAGGAACTATTTCAAGGAATACGGCATCGACGTACTTCTCTATCTTCAAGGCGGCACTCAAACAAGCTTTCGTGGATGGCTATCTGAATTGTGATATTGCTGCCAAGGCTAAAAATATCATGTTTCAGAGTGCTCGAAGAGAGTATCTGTCACTGGAAGAACTTAATATATTGGCAAAGACTCCGTGTGATGATATACTAAAACGGGCAGCCTTGTTCTCTGCACTGACAGGAATGCGACATAGCGATATTCAAAAGCTTAAATGGTCAGAGGTTGAAGAATACAATGGTGGGTACCGTCTCAATTTCACTCAGCAGAAGACTAAGGGCGTTGAATACATGCCTATATCGCCACAGGCATACAAGCTTTGCGGTGAGCGCAAGAAAGACGGAGAACTGTTGGTGTTTGCCGGACTGCCTGACCCTTCATGGATATCTAGGCCTTTGGAACGGTGGGTAAAAGCATCAGGGATTACCAAGCACATCACCTTTCATTGCTTCCGCCACACCTATGCAACGTTACAATTGGCTAACGGTACAGACATATATACCGTAAGCAAAATGTTAGGGCATACCAATGTAAAAACCACGCAAATCTACGCAAAAGTAATTGACAAGAAGAAAGATGAAGCTACAGAAGCTTTTAAGTTGGACATAGATGAATAGTGATTATCATTTGTAAGCACTTAGTATAGAAGACCACTTGTATCAATAAGTCCTTTATTGTACAGGTGGTTTTTAGTGCCTTTCATTTTCAACATTCTATGTAATGATGCTATTGTTTTGGCACTTTAACCTTTCGTGGAAACCAAACATTTATAACAATAAACAGATAAAAATGAAAAAAGACAGCCTTTTTTGGCTTCTCTCTTTTTGAAGAGAGCAAGCGTGTCCACAAACATGTGGAGTGTACAGAAGACTTCTACAGAGAACTGTATGAGTTGTTTGAGATCGCAAGAAGTTGGTATCTTCAAGCTGAAAAGAATCATATGAAGACAGAGTACTTCATAGAACTATTTGAGCGCAGTCACCAATATATTGACTGTGATTGTGCACGTTGTAAGAACTCGCGACAGATGGCAATTGGCATTATTGGTACTTTGTTTAGAGACTCTAAGTGTGTGTCAATAATCAAGAAAAAAGAAGATTATTCCAAGCAGGAACTTATTGAGTTGTTTCTTCAACATGTGGGTACTGGTCTGCCAATCCTTACCCGAAAGAAATCGTCCATCCTCACTTTGGGATGCCAATTGTCAGACAGACAGATGGATTTGTTGGTAGAACTTGTCCAAAGTCACGACATATTTGATTTTGCCGACAACAGTGATGTGCGTAGCGAGTTGTGTCGCCTATTCAAGTGCGACTTGGACGCATCTATCCGTGTAAAGAATGTACGTAATGTAGCCGTACTGTTTGACGCTATGGCTCAATACCATTTGATAAACAATAATTGGCAATATGTCATGGGAGAAGGTCGCTTCTTAACCAGTATCAAAAAGGATGGAACAGAGAAATTCATAACTTCAAGTTGTCTTTCCTCTTCTCTTTCAAGGATAAGAAGAAACGTTTCCATGACAGCAAGTCAATATGCCATCTGCAAATCCATCGAACAGATATTAAGAGAGGAATAAATCACAATAATTCTGCTAAATGAAAGTAAAAACGTGATAGTTTGGTTGATACTGCCTTACTATCACGTTACTTTTTCTATTTAGTGACAGTCTCCCCATAACTTTGCATCAAAAATCATAAAAAATAATTAGCATGGAAGAAAATAGTATAAGATTTGAAGATATTCCCAACGCTATAACGGGGGTACTGAAAAAGCTGTCATCATTAGAAGACAAGATTGATGGTATATATGAACTTGTTCAATCAGAAAAAGAAGAAACATGGTTTACGGTTGCTGAATTATGTGCTTATCTCCCAACACATCCGGTAGAGCATACCATATATTGCTGGACAAGCAATCGGGAAATACCGTTTCACAAGAGAGGCAAACGCATCATGTTCCTCAAATCTGAGATAGATGAATGGCTTCAAGGAACCAAGGGCAAATCGAAGAACGAGATTCAAAGAGAAGCAGAGGAATATGTACTATCTACACAAAGAAAGAATAGACGGCTAATATAACCGTGCTACTGTCTGTAAACAATTTAATTAAGGTACGTGACACATGAATGAAAGACATTTTAGACTCTATGAGCGAATTGTCGCAATAGAAGACAGTTTGGAGGCTTTGGGACCTATTGACAAACTAATAGAGCGAATCGAGGAATTGGAGAAGATGGTCAAGCAGACCAAAACCGTCTTGGGGTTTGACGAAGCATGTAAGTATATTGGTGTTTCTGAAAGCCTGCTATACAAACTTACAGCCGCAAAAGAAGTTCCACACTATAAGCCAAGGGGAAAAATGCTGTATTTTAATAGAGAAGAAATCGACAAGTGGCTGCTCCAAAACAAACAAGAGGTCATTGGAATGGTAACGAAAATAGAAATTGATAATCCGAAAGAATGAAAATGGAAGAAAATAACAAACATGTACAGCCTAACTCAAAAGAGGAAGGAGTACAGCGTCTCAATCGCATATTGAGCGAATCGTTGATAAAGGCAACAGATACTTATAAAACACCTCCTCAGATTATATGGGTTGATAATTCCAGCATAGCCACATTGGGCAACTTCAGTGCTTCTACTGGTAAGGCAAAGGCGAAAAAGACCTTCAACGTGTCTGCCTTGGTAGCCGCTTCCCTCGCCAACGGCAAGGTACTGAACTATCGCGCCAGTCTGCCAGAGGGGAAACGCAAGATACTGTATGTAGATACGGAGCAGAGCCGCTATCACTGCCATAATGTGCTGGAGCGCATCCTGAAGCTCGCTGGTCTACCTACAAGCATCGACAACGAGAACCTTGACTTTATCTGTCTGAGAGAGTACACGCCCTCCGTCAGGATAGAGGTCATAGACTATGCGCTTGCCCAAGACCAAAGCTATGGACTGGTCATCATCGACGGAATCAGAGACCTGCTTCTCGACATCAACAATGCGGGAGAATCGGTCGAGGTCATCAACAAGATGATGGAATGGTCATCAAAGTATGACCTGCACATCCATTGCGTATTGCATCAGAACAAGGGCGACAATAACGTGCGCGGGCATATCGGTACGGAGATGAACAACAAGGCAGAGACGGTGCTTGTCATCACCAAGAGCACCACCAATCCCGACATCAGCGAGGTGAAGGCGATGCACATCCGTGAGAAGGAGTTCAAGCCGTTTGCCTTTACAGTCAATGAGGAAGGGTTGCCAGAGATTGTCGAGCACACGCCGGAGAAGGAAGAAGGTGACAAGCAACCGTCAAGGTTTACTTACCAAGACTTGACATCCGAACAGCATAACGAGGCGCTGACGGCTGCATTCAAGGAGAAACCTATCAAAGGATTCGATCGCATGGTGGAGGAATTAACGCAAGCCTATGCAGACATTGGCTTTAAGCGTGGCAGAAGCGTCATCATCAAAATGCTGAAATACCTGATTAACGAGCAAAAGCTCATAGTGAAGCGGGATAATCATTACTATTTCGGATATACACCTGCCGAGATTGACCTGTTCCATGAAGAGGAATAAAAACAGTTCAGAAACCAGTTTAGTTTACGTCCGTACCTATATATAAGAAATAAGGCCAAAGTAAACCGAAATCGGAGGCTGAATTGGGAAGCGGAAAAGTAGTTTAGCAAATGGTTTAGTTTACGGGTGTGCCTATATAGGAGAAAGGGTAAAGTAAACTGTTTCCATGGACAAAGTAAAACCGAACAAATGAAAGTACAATGAATATTGAACAATCGAAGAAACTGAGCATTATAGACTTCTTAGACAAGGAGAATGTAACGCTGAAAAAGAAGAAGGGCAATGCCTACTGGTATCTGTCACCCTTCAGGGACGAGAAGACCGCATCGTTCAAGGTCAGCAAGAAGGAGAACCTGTGGTACGACTACGCCATTAAGGAGGGCGGTGACCTTGTGGAGCTGGTAAAGCGTATGTATAACAAACAATCCGTTTCCGATGCCCTTGCCTACCTTGCGTCCAAGAGTATTGCCACTGTGGATAAGGCAATCGAGACCGCTATCGCAGCCAAGGAATACACGACAACCAAGATGAACGATGTGAAGCTGCTCCCACTGAGCAACCATTCTCTGCTGTCCTATTTCAGTAGCCGACGGATAGACATCACCATTGGCAGGATGTATTGCAGGGAGATACACTACAAGGTTGAGCAAAAACATTACTATGGCATTGCCTTTGGCAATCTGAGTGAAGGACATGAGGTGCGCAATCCCTATTTCAAGGGCTGCATCGGGCATAAGGACATCACCCTGCTTGCCCATACGTTCAACGAGTGGCAAAACGGTTGTCTGGTCTTTGAGGGCTTCATGGACTTCCTTGCTTATATGACCCTCGTTAAACAGCAAGACCGATGGTTTGTCGTTGAAAGCCCTTGCGACTATATGATACTGAACTCAGTCGCCAACCTCAAACAGGCATTGCATTACCTTGACCGTTACACCCACATCCATTGCTTCCTCGACAACGACCAGGCAGGACGCAAGACGGTTGAGAGCATCAGCAATGTATTCGAGTACAGGGTGACGGACGAGTCCTTCAGATATGCCGACTACAAGGATGTCAACGACTATCTGATGAGGAAGAAACGAACGGCATCTGAATGACATTATAAAGACGAAAACACCATCATTTGATGCAAAAATGGCTCAAATGCATTGAAATTACATATCAAATCTGCACTTTTTCGCCCAAACATGCTTGATTCTCAATTATTATCCTTATTTTTGCATCGTTTTAATACATTATTAAAATGTAGCAGAATGGAATTAAAAAAAGAAATAAGGATATTGGGCAGACGCTTTGAGGTGGAACCTCGTGCCAAGGAAAGCCTGAAAGGCATCACGGTTGGCGAGAAACTCTCATACCGTTTCTATGATGGCACATACCAAGGCACGCCCCTGCTGTTCGTTGAGCCCAAGAAGGGCAATCCCTCTCCACGGACTTGCGCCATCACGGGCAAGCGGTTGACCGAAGCCCTGGGACTGCCTGCGGTGTTTATCCTTGCGCCCGGACCCACCTACGAGCGACACAGACTGGCAGACAAAGGAGTCTTCTTTGTCATGTCCGAGGAATATGCCCATCTGCCAGGCATCATAGCATTGGAGAAGACAAGCAACAGGAAGATTGCCGAAGTATTGACCCCTGTGGCGCAATACATACTACTCTATCACCTACAGGTGGGCAGTATTGAAGGAATGTCGCCAAGGGATATTGCACCGTTGCTTCCATATTCTTACGAAAGCGTCACGTTGGGTGTCACCTGTCTTGAAGATGTAGGACTGTGTCAAAAGATTCAGAACGGACAGCGCAGCAAGGTGGTACACTTCGAGTTGAAGGGCAAGGAACTGTGGGACAAGGCTCAGAACGTCTTGCTGTCACCTGTGGAGAACCGCATCTTTTGCGATGACATACGCTTGGATGCGGAATACCCCGTATGCGGCATCAATGCCCTGGCACATTATTCCATGCTTAATCGTGACCGGGAAGAGATGATAATGATGACAAGCAAGGAATATCGTGCCGTCAAGTCGGCTGATGTCATGGAGAATCCCAACATCTATGACGGCAACTATATCATAGAGGTATGGAAATACCCTGTTGTCAGCAAAATGGGCGACAAAAGCCAGTGGGTTGATCGCCTTTCCCTTGTCCTTTCGTTGAGAGATGATGATGATCCGAGAGTAGAAAAAGAAGTAGAACGAATAATCAGTGAACAGAAATGGAAGGATTAGTCAAGTTCCGTGAAGCATTTGCGGAATACTCAGAAAACTATGTGGTGATAGGCGGAGCAGCCTGTGACATCACCATGACCAATACCGTGGTGCGTCCACGCGCCACACACGACATCGACATGATAGTCATCGTAGAGAACATGACCGAGGCTTTCGCCAATCGCTTCTGGCAGTTTGTGCGGGAGGCTGGCTATCGACCTGAAAAGAGGAAACAGGAGGCTGGTGAGCCACCAAGGTATGAAATGTATCGTTTCCTTGATGGTAAAGACGGCTATCCCGAGATGATAGAACTGCTGTCACGCCACCCCGACGTGCTTGGAGAGCCAAAGGGATTTGTCATAGAACCTATCCCGACCGATGAAGATGTGTCGAGTCTTAGTGCCATCATCATGGACGATGATTACTATCACTTTACTATCGCACACAGCCAACTGACTGATGGCATACGCCATGCCAATTCCGCTGCCTTGATAGCACTGAAGGCAAGAGCCTACCTAAATCTCATGGCAGACAAGCGGGACGGCAAGCATGTGAACACCAAAGACATCAAGAAGCACCGTTCGGACATCCTGAAAAATGTGGTCATAATGACTGAGGACAACATTGAGGCTCCTGCTTCAATAGTGGCATGTATAAGGGAGTTTGTCGCCTCCATCAGAGCCGACTGGTCAACTCTCGCAGAACCATTGTCAAAGTCACTCGGTCAAGACGAGGCATTTGTGACCGGACTGTTAGATCAACTGGATGAATTGTTTATAGAAGCATGACCAATATGAAGATACAATACGCATCCGACCTGCATCTGGAGTTTGCCGACAATTGGCGGTATCTGAAAGCCCACCCCTTGGAGGTGACGGGCGACATACTGCTGCTTGCCGGCGACATCGGCTATCTCGGCGATGACAACTACTCCAAGCATCCCTTTTGGGACTGGGCATCGGAGAACTACAAGGAGGTGCATTGCTGCATGGGCAACCATGAGTTCTACAAATATTATGATGTGGCGACACTGCCCGACGGCTATCTCTTGGAGGTACGTCCCAATGTATTCAGCCACTACAACGGTATTGCGAGGATTGGCGACACCGACATCATCCTCTCCACCCTTTGGTCGAGGATTCCTTTGGAGGACGCTTACTTCACCGAGCAAGTGATAAGCGACTTCCGCCGTATATTATATAAAGGTGAGCTGATGACCCATGCCCAATTCAATGCTGAGCATGAACGTTGCCTCACCTTTATCAAGGATGCAGTGGCATATTCGCAAGCAGCCCATAAGATTGTTGTCACCCATCATGTACCATCGTTCCGTATGCTCCACCCAAAGTTTCAAGGCAGCAAGGCAAACGTGGCGTTCACCGTAGAGTTGGAGGACTATATCACCGATAGCGGCATAGACTATTGGATATACGGACATTCGCACACCAACATCGATGCCAGGATAGGCAACACCCAATGCTTGTCCAACCAGTTGGGCTATGTTTTCTCTAACGAACATCAGGACTTCTCCCATGGCAAGTACCTGACCATATAGCCATCCACATTTTTTTCATCCACCCTCTTTACAAGCTCTTCCCTATCGGAAGGGCTTTTTTTGTGCCTTTCGAGTTTGATTTTTGAGTATGATTGCGAGTGTAATCAAAATTAGAGTTAAGATTTGGCTCCGCGGAAAGTCATTTCGGTTTAAGATTGAAGAAAAGGTAGTTCCTTTGCATCGGCAATAAGCCAAACCATAGTAAAATCAAACTTGAAAATATGAAGTCATTTGTAATATTCGCCATTGTCGTGACCATAATCTATGTCATCTACTATACGGTCATCATCGTGCAGGATCTGTACGGAAAGCCCAAGGACGAGAAGTCACAGGGCGAGTCGTTTGATGTCAGTGACATGACCGACGAGGAAGAGTCGATAGCGGTCAGCGAGAGCGACGGTGGTTTCAGCGTAGGCGACAACCAATATGAGACAGCCTACGAGGAGAAGCAGCTTGCAGAGCCTACAGAGGAGGCAGCCGCCACTGCGGAAGAGAGCAAGCCTCATGTGCTTGAAAAGATACAAAGCGCAATCGAGAAGAAGATGGAGGAAGTGAATACCACCTATTCCGACCCCATGTATTCGGAAGAATTGAACAACACCATCATCGCCCGCGGTCTTCGTCACAATGGACGTGACATGGTCAAGGTGGAATCACTCAATAATGAGATATGATGTCAAAAACAAGAAGTGCATTTCTATCATTATATGCCGCTTTAACCCCAGCTCTGGCCAGTGATAAGTGTGGCAACGTGGACTACAGCTGGGGAGCGGACGCACTTGCGAGTGCCCATGACTATGCCGTGACGATGATGCTCTATATCGTTTATCTGTGCTATGCAGTGGCGGGCATCGTGGTCATAGTCAGCGCCTTGCAGATATATATAAAGATGAATACGGGCGAAGAAGGAGTGAAGAAGAACATCATGATGCTGGTGGGAGCCTGCCTGTTCCTCATAGGAGCGACCATCGTCTTCCCCGCTTTCTTCGGTTATCAGATTTGAGATACAGGTGATACGAGATAAGATAACTCAAAGTGTAACAAATTAAAAGGTAAAAAGA